CTTTATCAGCACCAGCAACACCAAACTCTTGAATATCACTTGTTAAATGAACTGTAAAAGTAACATTATCATAAGTCACTAATGAATCATCTGCTAAAGCAGTAATTAATGGTGGCTCTATTGTAACAGTTGCCGCATTAGATGAACTTGTAACATCAGAAACAACCATATAAATTTTATCATGTGACGCAAATTTTAAAAAATCTCCAGCTTTAAATCTACCAGCACCATCTCCAGCAAAAGCATCCATAGCAATAGTTGTGTCTCCTACTGCATGAACTCCATTAACTAAAACTGTTCCTGTTTCATTACCTCTAGCATCTTCTATTTCAGGTGGGATTATTGTAAAGTTTTCTTTACCTGATCTTTGTTTAACAATAAATGCCATAAGTTCTCCATAAACATCTGATCTTTTTGCAGTTATTATTCTTGCAGTAAAACCAAATCTTTGATTGTCAATTTGTCTTGCAAGTTTTTTACCAGATTGTGATTTGGATATAATTGTATTCTGAATAGACTTGATGCCCATTGTTTCAAATTTAGAATTAGATATTGGAAAAGCACCTGACATTAGATTAGATTTTTACTCCCTCTTTCATTAACTGCGTTATTAATTATTTGTGTAATAGTTCCTCTGTTTCTTACTAATAAATCATCAAAACCACTTGCGTCTAAAGTATTGATATTAAAATTAACTGTTGTCTGTCCACCACCTGTACCTCTAGCGGCTTGTGTTATTTGACCTGTGCTATTTGGTACAAACATTTCAGGCCCTTTTTCTCCTGTTATGATTGGTTGTCCTTTTGATACTGCACCACCACTAGCAAATTGTGGTAAAAAGCTAGTAGCAAACCTCATTAAACTACTTCCCATACTATCATTTGCACCTGATATAGTTGCTTGTACTTTTTTCTCATTTGTAATCATTTTTTCTATACCAAGTTTTGTTAATAGTTGTTTTATTTGAGTGTTTTCCATAGAAATAGAAATTGCTTGTCTTGCTATCTGTTCTATTAAAACCGCAATAATTTTACCTAAAACATTTAATGCCATATTTCTTAATGTGTCAGATAATTTTTCTCCAAATACTAATGATCTTGATAATGCTTCTGACATTTTTGTAATACCACTATTTATGCCCTCTGCAATTATCATTCTAATATTTTCTTTTTTCTTTTTAATATCTTCTAATACACCATTGTTAAGTTCTTTAAATTTAGCAATAGCTTTTTCAGTTGCATTAGGTATTCTAATACTTAATTCATTTGATGTGGTATATATAAATCCATCTACTTCTTCTACTTCTTTTTTTACAAATTGCATTTGTTTATGTAAATCTCTTGCGTGTGGTAGGATATTCTTTACACCATCAGAAAAATTTTCAAAACTATCTTTCATATTATCAAATAGTTTTTCCATACCTTTAAATGCTAAAAATATTGCACCACCTTTTGCTATTGCTTTTGCAATACCTAATAAACCACCTTTAGTAAATAAAGTTGCAAAACCAAAAGTCATCATGGCTTTTGCTACATTTGTTAATGCTATTGCTAAATTAGTAAATAATGTGACTACTTTTACTGATATTAAAAGCATTATTATATTTTTAAAAATATTCATATTATTTTTTAAAACAATAATTGCATCTGCAACTTTTTTTACTGCAAAACCTAAAGCAATTCCGATGTCTTGTGCTATTTGATCTATTTGTTTTGAGTTTTGTTCTAAGAATTTATCTAAAGCACCAAATTCTTTTTTAAGACTTTCAAATAAACCAGCTTCTAATAATACTTTTTTAAAGTTAAATATTTTATCTCCAATCATAGATAAAGTTCCTGTAAAGGTTTCTGCTAATTCATCAGTAGCTTTTCCAAATCTTCCGCCTTTACCAAAAACTTCTTCAAACTTTTGTACTGTATCTTCTATTGATACTGCCGCACCAGCTTGAAAACCAAGCATATTTCTAACACCTTTTTCTCTAAATAAATCTGCCGCACCAATACCAGCACTAAATGATCTTTGTATTTGTTCAGCAGTTGTTCTAAAATCTAATCCTGTTACTGCCGCTACATTACCTGTTATCTCTAACATTTTTTGTAAATCGTTAGCATTATCTGTAACTGTTGCTAAAATACCTGAGCCTGATTGTATTTCTTCTAATGAAAAAGGAACTTTAGATGCAAACTTAACCATATTGTCAAATGCTTTTGCACCCTCGTTTGTGTCTTTTAATAAAAATTTTAATCTAACTCTTAAATTTTCTAATTCTTTTCCTGTATTAACTAAATTCCTAATAACTAATCCAGCACCTAAACCAATAAAAGCATTTTGCAAATTAAATACTGCACCTTTAACTTTTGATAAAGCACCTTGAACATTACCTAATGCTTGTTTAGTTTTATCTCGTGCTACTATGTCTATATTTAATTTTTGTGCCATTATTTATATTTCCTTGCTTCTGCTAAGTTCTTTTGTTTTTTATACTCATCTTGCTCTTTTTTCAAGTAGGCTATCCAAAGATTATAATGGCTGATGGGCATATCTAATACTTTTTGAATTGGTAATTTAAGTCTATCAGCAACCACTAACAAAGATTGTATGTCAGGGTCGCTATTTACTTTTTTACAGATTCTTCTAGTGATGTGTCTGCTAGTATTCTATTTGCTATTGTTGCAATAATATTTGAGTCTGCTTTTTTTTGTAAAGCAAGTTTATCAAATGGGTCAAAAGCCTTAACTAAATCTCCTTTGTCATTTTTAATCATAAGCTTCATCATTAATAAATCAACAAGAACTGTTAAATCTTGAAAGTTGCTTGATTTTTTAAAAATAATATTTTTCTGTTCAAGTGTTAATGGCTCTGAATAAAAAACAGATGGATTACCATGCTCGTCTTTCCATTCAGGAACTTCAATAGTAATAGTTTGCAGAGTCTCAAAATGAGTTTTTACTCTATCTATAACTGACATAAATTAATATTAAGCAGTTCCTCTTGTTAATGTTCCTGTTCCTTGAAAAGTAACTGATCTAGTAGTTATTCCATCCAATGTAACATTTACACTCATTCCTGTAATAATTCCTGTGCCTGTAAAAATTTCATCTCCTGAACCATCTCCTTCAGGCCCTAATATAAAAGCTATTGATGTTCCAGCAGTTAATGTTTGTTGTGGAGAATCAGTTTCATCATAACTCATTTCTAAAGTTCCTGAAAACGATGTTCTTCCAGCTACAAATGATTTTGTTGCATCTGATAATTGAGTATCTTCTACAACATCAGCAGTAGTTTCAAGTGTGTAACCTGTTAGTTCGCCAATACCTGTTCCACCAGCTTTTACGACTCCTTCTTTTCCAAAGTGTGTTGCCATTTTTTATTTTCCTTTTTGCTTGTTGTTATATTGTCTTTTTCTTGCTTCCAACCTAAACTTATAAAACTATCAAGCTGAGTTTCGTTTATAGTAATTTCATTCCCATCTTTGTATAATTTAATGTCTTTAGCCATAAGTCCTTTTATTAGTTTTCTTCTTCTTCGTCAATATCTTCGTCATCATTATCTTCATCAAAATCATCTTGTGAATCATCTTCCCATTTTTCATCTTCAACATCATCTCTTAAATCAGCAAGTAAATCTTTGACTTCTTCGCACATCATTGATTCTTTATCATGTAATTTTTCAATGCTGTCTATTTTCTTTTCTATTTTATCTATAATTTTATCTTTAGTTGCCATAGTTTCTCCTTTTTTATGGTGTTCCTGATTGATACTCATACATACATCTAACAACCATTCTTATTCCACCAATAGGGAACAATGTACCCTCGTCAGTTTCTACTTGTATGACTTCTGTATCAAGTGCGTTACTATTTCTTGTAATATCAGATTCTAATGCAGTTTCAATAGCTGTGATTAACTCATTTCTTTTAGTATCAATATTAGCTTCTGCACCTTTAACAAATCCTAATATTACAAAATCTATTGTTCCATGTCTAGTTTTAGCACCACTTCCTAATTCAGAATCATCTCTATTTTCTTCTGAAGTTTGTACTATTACTGCTGGGTATTGTTTATCTGATAATTCGTCTAATTGAAAAGGTTGTCTTGTAGCTTTAATTATATCAGGACTAGATATAGCTGATATAACAGATAATAAATTAGATGCTATATTTTCTCTTACACTCATATTCTAAACTTTCTTAATTCTTTTTCTACAAATCTATTGAATTGCTTACTTATAATCTTTTCTGTTTTATTATTAAAGCCAAAAAATTCTCTATTTTTATCTCCCATCATAACTTGATTAAACAATGCTCTCTGACGCATTTGTGCATTACTAAAACCTAATGATACTTTGTGTTTTCCTGTTTTTTTACTTGTTAAACTACCTAACATTCTACCAGAATAAAATAAATCTTCGTTTGTTGATTTACCCTCTTTTTTTAATTTATTTATATATCCTTGTGAATAACCCTCAAATTCAACATCATTAAAATCAATGCCTTTTTTAGTTTTAGTTCTAATAATATCTAGTAATTGGAATCCAGCTTGTTTTATACCTTTGTCAATAATTCTAGGTAATACAGATTGAAACTTTTTAAATTTTTTACTTAATTGTTTTTGATTTGTTTTAATCTTTAAATCGACTGCCATTACCTATTTAATCTTCGTAAGCCATGCAAAGGCTCTCTTTCATTTACTGCAATAGTTCCTGAAGCATCTGAATCGTACTCTACACCATCTTCTAAGATTGATCTCCATTCTTTGTTATATTCTGAAGCATAATGTTCGGCCATTCTTTCAAATCTATCTTTTTCTGTCTCAGGTCTAAACTTAGATAATGCTGGTAAATAAAATCTTGATAAAAATAAATAAACACCAGCCCTTTCAAATTGATCTAAATTAACTTTTGTATCTACCATTTCAGCAGTATTAAGAACTGTAATGTCTGTAAAAACATTTGTTTTATATACAGGCCACCACTCTATTCTTAATTGTCTTAGAATATCATTTGTTGTTTGTGCTAGAAAGTTTGTTGTTTCAGTAGCAGTTGTTGAGATACCAAAATCAA